GTTTTAGTGGGTATGTTCCAGGAGATACTCCTTGGGAATTGTACAACGAACAACTTATTATGATGAAACGGTGGTTGCTTACCAATTACGGTTGTACTACTTATTCTATTAACCCCTTTGTCAACTTTAACCTTGAAGGTGTTCCTTTTTCAGGGTCGGTACAAATCAACTAAACTAGGTAAACAATGCCAACATACATTTACAAATGCAAAAATAGTCACTACCTAGAGGAAGTACGTAAGATAAACGACAATCAAAGGACTACGGTATGCCCTGATTGTAAGGAAGACCTACGTCCTGTGTATTACGCCCCAGCAATGCACCTTGTAGGTAAAGGGTTTTATTCTAACGGCGGGTAGTTTAAAGTATACTGGTGCATGGATTTTGGCGAGCAGTTTCACCACATTACTCAAGGTGTGGAATTAAACCGCCCGTTGCCCAGATTGCATAAAAAACTAAAAAGTGTATTTACGCAAATGTATGATGGAAAATGGGACTATGGCGACGGTCCAGTTACAGGTGAAGACTTTGATAAACTTACTACGGAAATAGCAGATAACACAATTGAACGGGCTTTTCATTCAGACCCCATAGTTCGTAGGTTAAATAGAACCTATATTGCAACTATTTTGAGAGATTATAAATAATGGCACGAAAAAATGACCCATTTGAAACACTGTTACACACAGTTCGTTCTTTAAAAGCAAATGGTATTGACCTTACCTCACAGCATGGTGTACTTTTAAACAATACTCCACATCCAGCATATGATAAAAAAATAATGCGACATACAACAGATGGTTTTACTGCTTATTTTAAAGTTCCTATGGAAAACGGTACTACTGCCTCCCATTCTGTGAGCATTTTTCCCGATGGCTATACCTCTGGTCGCATCACACACCTTGTCCCAAGTACGATTCATTTTAAAGACAAAATTGTACCTTCAGAAACTTCACATAAAGACAGTACTAAAGTTGATTGGGATTTTAATTTTCCAGAAAAAACTCCGTTTTCCGAATGGTCTAAAAAACCTTTATATGGTTTGCATAGGTATTCTAACCATGATGCAGACGTAGAAATGTCTCCAGAAGAATTGAAAAATGCTCTACAGCATAGAATGACTAACTTAACAAAACCACACGTACTTCAGTACTATCACGATACTCCAAAAGAGTGGATTGATGAGACAACCCCTTGGCATGAATATAACGTAAAAGATGAAACGTTTAGACGTAGAGACCCGCTAGAGGACATGTTTAACCTGTGAGCGATAGACCGCACCTAAGTAGTCCTCAACTTCAAATGTTTATCCCTGCTCGTGAACTTATGAAAATGGATTCAAGTGATGCAGATGTAGTTATAAACCCAGATGGTTCATTTCCAGACACATATAGGTCTGATGTGCCTTATGAAAAGGCAGAGCAGTTAGTAAAAGACAACATAGAAGAATCTAAGGACCCAGAATACTACGCCCAATACGATACTCCATTTTTTAAAAAGTATAATCAAACACATATTCCCCTTGAGGAAAGTAACCTTTACGACGATGTTAAAAAACGTGGGGTTGTAAAACCTGTGCACGTAACTATTCGTACATCAGATGATTCTATGGAACTTGTTGACGGTCACCATAGAGTGGCAATTGCACACGACATTAATCCAGGAAGCGAAGTCCCAGTGTTCTACACGGAGACAAACACGTGAACAGCGACCAATTTTCAGAGATACTAGAAAATCTGCGAACAAACGCAGGTTTGGATTTAACAACACCACGAACAACCTTGCATGGACAACCTATTGCCTTAGACAGAGCAATAATGTTTACCACCCCAAAGAACCCAAATACGGTTCAATTATGGTCCAGTCTTTTGGATGAAAGACCCACACATACTGAGTTATCAGTTAACAGAAACAACACTTCTAGTTTAACAACTCTTGCTTTTGGTAGAAGTGATGAAGGTAAAAATGAAGACTTTTTACTTGGTGATCGGAACCATGTACGTACGTACACCTCATCTGGAGAAGATGTAAAAAACCATTTTGATGTAGTCAATGAACGGTTAAAAGGGTTTTCTCAAGATCAATTTAGGTCTATGATTAATCAAAAAAAGTATGTAGAAAGTGAAAACACGAACATACATGAAGGAATGGTAGCCAACAGAGGGGAATTGCTTGTTTCTCATGAAGGTCGTACCTATAAATTTAATCCTAGAACCCAAGAGTTTTCTAGGCATGTAAATCCCCTAGAGCCTAAGCAAGAGGATATGTGATGTTCTCGTTTAGAAAACGAAATCGCCAGCCTGCTAAAAATAAAGCAGTTAATATTATGGAAGACAGGGTGACCGAATGGTCAAACTTGCATAATAGTTACATAACAACAGTTTATGGTAATAACCCAAATGGGACAAGAATTATGAAGTACCAAGTTAAACACACTGGAGGACCAGAGTAATGGCTGATTTAAACGCAGAACAGTTTTTAGTACCTAACCCATTGGACGAACTATTGGGTGAGCAGTCCCTACACATTCCAAATGAGGTTCATTACGAGGTTTCTAAAAAGAAAACCATTAATTACCTTTACGATTACATTATTGATTAATACTGTATAATTTTGGTATGGCAAAAGAACAAAGAGACAAATTTGGGTTTGACCCATCAAAAGACGCTGCAACTCCTATGGAGGTGGAAAACGCTTCTAGTGGCTCCGCATCTTCGGCTGGTGCTAATGAACTTGACCGTTCTGGGGGTCGTCAATTTAGTGACCCTGTAAACTTTAACAGAGGTCTTTTTGCAGTTATGATGACCCTTAAGCCACAAGCAAAAGAGTTTTGCACCCACCCAGACTGCCTTGCTTTGCGTAAAGAAGGCATGGAATTGCTTGGTGTTCCTGAACAACTTGCAAACAGTTTTAATGAACGTAAAAGTACAGACCGTATGTTTGCGCTATTGCGAGCCACCCAAGACCGTAACAAAGGTGTTGATAAGCGTTCATTAGAACCAAAATACACTAGGAATTCAAAACCAGAGATGATACCAGGCAGTGCTTGGCAATCAGATGACGAGTACTCCCATGACCGTGTTCAAGGATTGATGAACCTTGCTCGTGACCGAGAAGACGCTGGGCACCATAACCATTAATTGGGTACTACCCAAAAATTTAAAACAACTGGTAATGCTGTAGAATAATACAGTGCTAGTTACCTACCCCATCTCTACTGCATCTTTGGCTGATGCCATAACTCTTGCTAAAAGTATGGCAAAAGCAAATGGCTACTCTGTTACATTCCTAGTTAAAGCCAACAAAGTTGGAAATGGTTCTTGGGAAATAGTATTACGTTTGGGGACAAAATGAATCCAGAACATTTTGGAAAACAATTCAATATGAGCAAAGATGAAGAAAAAGAGATTTCCACTCGTGCTCTTGGTGACCACCTCTTTGAAGGCATGGAAATAGCACTTTTTGGTGGTGTTGGAGGGTACAAAGCGCTTGTTAATGAAGAAGCAGCAAAAAGGTTAAAACATTTTCCAATGCAACCAACTAGGACTTCACGTGGCAGTATTGTTTCATTACAGGATGACACAGATGAAAAAGGAGAAGCAGACTACGGTTTGCACGGTGTAGTTCAACATCCTTCTGGTTGGAGTGTAAAATGGTCTGGTGGGACTTATGCAGAAATACACACACCCAAGGGCAACCCTGTTGAAGTGTTTAACTTCTCTATGCCAAATGGTGAAATTGCAACCGTTCACCCTGACGAACTTGACGAATCGTTACACGAGTTTGTTAACAACGAAAATTTGAGTGATTATGGGGATTGAAGATAAACTCAACTTTGACCAAATGCGTGTTACTCCTAAAAACGTTCATGGTTTAGGTCTTGATAAAGACTACAGTGAGGTGGTTGCACGTGCGTCTTCTGGTCCTGTTCCTTTAATTGTTGTAAAGCAACGTAATAACCATTTTAGAGTACACATTAAAGATGACGGTATTGTCACAGGCGCTGGAAGTGGTGGTCGTGGTCGTGGTCATCAAAACTTTGAAAGTGATTTAAGGCGAAACATTAGACAACTTGGTCACGACTTTCCACGTAGAAATGAAAGTCAAAAACAATTTGAGCGTCGCATGCAAAAGAAGTCTCAGGAAACTACCGAAGTAGCACAAGAAACACCAGAGGTAAAAGATGAGTCGTAACGAACATTTTAATTCTGGTTCTGGAAACCATGACCAAGAATGTTACGGATGTGGTGCAACTGGTAACAGCAATCATTTTGGAATGGGAAATAATAAAAAATGTTCATACTGTGGCTCATCTGAAGTTCATTATGCACGGACTGACGAAGACCGCTATAATAATCGTTCAGACATTATCAACCGTTTAACATCTGCTGGTCACGATATACAAAACATCAGTATTGATGAATCTTCACAACCTCATGTAAAGTTTTCTTACGGGAATTGGATAGGTCGTTACAAAGGTGGGGGAATAGACATTGCACATGCGTCTAATCCAGATAGCGCAGTAGCCTTTATCCCATTACACGATTACGAGAATAATTCGCCAAAAACAATAGGACCAGAAGAACTGCGCCAGCATATGGTGAATTGGGCAGAAGAAGACGGAGAAACGTACCTTAAAAACCTTTAATTACAAAGTAGTAGGTGTATGTTATACTTTAACACGAGGTTTTCTCTCACGAACGGGTTGCTTGCGAGCGGCCCGTTTTTGTGACTAAGGACACACATGAAACTTCGTAAAGGATTTTGGTTTTACTTTCCCGTAGCGCTCTTGGCTTGGTTTGCACCAGTTACATCTGTTAAGGCAGACGCTTTAGGTGAATGGACATATAGCGAATCAATTCCCTGCAACGGTTCAGTTGAAGTAGTAGACAACACCATTACCCTGCATGGACCTGACGGTTGCCCTGGTGCAAACTGGGTCAAAATTGAGACCACAATTCCAGCAGATGTAGACACAATAGATTTCTTGTGGTCATATCAAACCAATGACGGCGCATACTTTGACCCACCGCAGATAGGTGTAAACGGGGTGTATACGCAACTCACGAACCAAAGCAATGCGTCAGGTTCAGGGTCAATCAGCGTCAGCGAGGGTGACGTGTTCACGTTCCGTCAGTACTCACTGGACTCATGCTGTCAACCAGGTCATTTAACAATTAGTAATTTGTCTTTGTGGAACGGTATTTCACAAACTACAACTACGTCTTCCACGACTACAACTACTTCTTCTACAACTACTTCTACAACCACCAGTTCTACAACGACTACTTCTTCCGTACCCCAAACAACATTGCCAGAATCAACAACGACCACGACACTACCGCAAGAAACGTCAACATCTACGACTGAGCCTCAGACGACAACGACTTCCTCAACTTCCACAACAGTGCCAGAACCAAGTACCACGTTAGTGGAGAATACAACAAGCACCACCACAACAACTTCATCTACATTGCCTCCCGTGTTTGAACCGCCCGTTGAAGTGCCGACAGGCACCACAACGACAGTAGTAGAGGAACCCACGCCAGAAACGACGCTTCCAGAAGAAACAACCACAACAACTGAACCAGAGACCACAACAACTGAAACATACCCTGAGACTACCGTTGAAGAAACAACCACAACAACGTTAGAGCCAAATTTAGAGCCAAATTTAGAGCCAAATTTAGAGCCATTGACAGAGGAAGAAGTGGCGGCTGTAGTTGAAGAATTAACTACTATTGAAGAAATTACCCCAGAAGTTTTGTCAGAAGTTGTAGATGCCCTTAACTCCGACAACATCACAGAAGAACAGGTTCAAGCCATTGTGGATGCTGTGGTGGAAAATTTGGACAACCTTACTGAGATTACGGCAGAGATTTTAGACGAAGTATTAGGTATCTTGGAGTCAGACAGCATTACCCAAGAACAAGTTCAAGAAGTTGTGGACACCATCTTGGCTACAGAAATCTCTAGCGACCAAGCAACCCAACTTGCTACCAGCGCAGCCGTTCTGGAAAATGTAACTGCTGACCAAGCAACTGAGATTTTCGCTACAGTAGATACTGGCGAGTTAACTGGAGAACAAGCACAGGCAATTGTTGATGCCGTACAAGATGCGCCAACAGAAGTAAAGGAAGCCTTTGAGGAAGAAATTAACGTCTTTGAGGGTGGCTTTGATAGTTACGTTCCTACGGATTCAGTTATCTCCGTAGGTGCTCGCCGTGTCGTGGTAGCCGCCACTACGGTATCATTTGTATTACCCGCACCAGTCGTTTCTAGACGTAGATAAGTTGCTTAAACCCTTTCTAGGAGACTTGTGAAAAAACTTATTAATGAATTGCACGCATTGGCTTGGACACTGGGTGGAACGGGCATGGTTCTAATTACCCTTAGTGGTCAAACTCTTAAATTGGGCATATGGATTACCATTGCCTCTCTTGGTGTCCACTTGATAGGGGCTTTATTTAAAGGCAAAGAATAGAGTAAAATAGGTAGCATGGTTTCATCTGTAAATTACTCGCTTACTCGTGGCTTGTCCTTTGAACGCTTAATTGCCGTAAAAAACAAGGCTAACCACCGTAGGGTGAAACTTTCTGAGCCTTCTGCCTTTATTCAAGTTAGTAGCAGTCATAAAAAACAAATCACAACAACTATAACCACAGAAGGCATAATTCGGCTTTCTTTAGCCAAAGACGAAACACTTGATTTACCTGCTGGCACCTACGACTATGATGTTTGGGCTAACGTTTATACAAACAATACTAATTACGAGTATAAACCAGTTGCAAGAGGTACTATTGGTGTAGTTAACTACGACAATGTGACCCCACTGGAGGATACCGACTTTATGGAAATCCGTTACAAACAACGTACTGATTACCGTCGTACCTTCACTTGGAAAGATGCCGATGGTGTGCTTATCGCTGTTACAGATGCCTTTATGCAAGCCAAAAACTCGGCAGGTACTACAGTCATTGATTTGCGTTGGTATAACCCAGCGCCAAATGAGTCAACTGTTATTGCGCTAACTCCTGCAAGCAAGCGTGGGTATCTTGCCCCTGCGTCTGGTGGTACTTTGGAAATGCACATTTCGGACAAAAATGACGTTGCGGCTGGAACTTATACATTTGACCTGTTTGTTAAAGACAGCGCTGGAGACTGGGATTGTTTAGTGCAGGGTGCTCTGGTTGTTGAAGCCGCTATTTCTGCACCTCCCGCATGAGTAAGACGCTTACAGTCACCAAACCTAAGAATGTCACTCTTGTAACAAAGCCGTTAGCAGAAACGGTTACAACTCAAGAAACCTTAAAAGACCTTGTAGAGTTTCACGACCCAGGCGTTGCTGGTCCACCTAATAGCCTTAGTATTGGTACAGTTACCGTAGGTGAACCTAGTGCCAATATTACTGGGGTTGCCCCAAACCAAGTACTAAATCTTGTTTATCCAGTAGCCGCACGGCATGTGCATACACAGGGAACCGCTTCTACAACATGGTCAATTACCCATGCTTTAGGCGGCTACCCGTCCGTAACCATTGTAGATAGCGCTAAAACTGTTGTTTATGGAGAAATTAATTATACAAACACCTCACAAGTTGTAGTAAACTTTTCATCAGCGTTTTCAGGCTATGCCTACCTCACGTAAGGAATTTTAATGGCTCAGAAGTTTCTAACTAACATTGACCTCAATCAGAACCAATTACTCAATGGTTCGTTTGAAGTAGTAGGCACCGACCCTAACACTGGCCTATTTGATGGTCGCATGATCTTTAATAGCACTGAAGGTGTAATTAAAGTTTATGATATAACCGCTTCTGCATGGCGAAAGATGATTACTGGCGTAACCGCCGCTGGTTCCCAGTCAACAGCCCTTACTATCAACGAATCTAATGGTGCCATTACCATTACGCCAAACCTCGCTACCTCAGCAAGTGCAGGTCTCCTTTCAGCCTCAGACTTCTCAAAGTTGGCAGATGCCACCTCTGAAGCAACTGCAAACAAACTTGTTCTCCGTGACGCTAACGGTCAAGCAAAGTTTGGTACGCCAACTGACCCTGACCATGCCGCAACTAAGTCTTACGTAGACGCTGCTCGTTCAGGTCTTGACGTTAAGGCTTCGGTACGTGCCGCAACCACTGCTCCAATCAACCTTGCATCAGACCTTGAGGCTGGTGACACCCTTGACACCAACGTAACACTTGTTGCTGGTGACCGTGTTCTTGTTAAAGACCAGAGCACCGCATCAGAGAACGGTATCTACGTTGTTCAGGCTTCAGGTGCCGCAGTTCGTGCAACTGACTTTGACTCCAACGCAGAAGTAACTCCTGGAGCGTTTACCTTCGTAGAAGAAGGAACACTCAACGCAGACAGCGGTTGGGTTCTCACAACTAACGGAACCATCAACGTAGGTGTAACGGGTCTCACATGGGCTTTGTTCTCAGTTGCTGGTTCTATCTTTGCTGGTGACGGTCTTACCAAGACTGGCAACACTCTCAATGTTATTGGCACCACAAACCGCATCTCGGTTAGCGCAGATGCTGTAGACATTGCAAGCACTTATGTTGGTCAGTCCAGCATTACCACCCTTGGCACGATTACCACGGGTACATGGAACGGCGTTGACATTGCTGTTGCAGACGGTGGTACTGGCTCGTCATCGGCTTCTGGTGCCCGTACAAACCTCGCTGACACCTCAGCAAGTGGTCTTACAACCAGCACCCCAGTTCTGGCTCGTATTTCCAAACAAGGTTGTGCCGCAAGTAGCACAGGTGTTTCAACCACCACAGTTACTCACAACTTTGGTACAACTGATGTAAACGTGCAAATTTACGAAGTAGCAACTGGCGCAACGGTAATTGGTGATGTGACTCGTTCAAACGGCAACACGCTTTCTGTAGTACTCTATGGAACAATCGCCGCTAACGATTACACCATCGTTGTCGTAGGTTAATCATTAAATAGACCTTGAGGGGTCACAACATAGGAAGCGATTGAGGTCGTGGCACAAAAATTTACAGTACCTATTACTGTTAAGCAACTTGCTTCTGCTGGTTCTGATGCTGTCACCGTCTATGTTGACCAAGATACATTTTCTCGCTTAAAAGTTGAAGCGGGTGGTCGTCTTACTTGGGGTTCTGGCGCATCTGCTGGTGACGTAAACCTCTACCGTGCATCTGCTGATGTACTACAAACAGACGACACTTTTAAAACACCTGTTCTGTTTGTAGACAGTATTGAGATTGACCCAACGGGTGCAACAACCGATCAAGTTCTTAAGTTTGATGGAACTAAGTTTGTCGCCGCAACTGCACCCAGTGGAGCCACAAGCCTTGACGGTTTAACTGATGTTGTTATTACGAGTCCAGAAGAATTTCAAACATTAGAATACAATGGAACAAACTGGGTAAACACTTATTCTTCAGTTGTCTCTAATGTTCGTAATGCCGAAGCAACAACTCTTACTACTGGCACAGTTGTTTATTTGTTTGGCGCTACTGGTGACCATGCCACAGTAAAACGAGCAGATAATAATTCTGACGCTACTTCGTCAAAAACAATTGGTCTTGTTGGTGCAGACATTACAGCAAGTAATAATGGTCCAGTTATTACTCGTGGTTATGTTGATGGTATTGACTTGTCTGTTGGTTATACCGCTGGTGATATTTTGTGGCTTGGTGAAAACGGTGCGTTTACTACAACTAAACCAACCGCCCCAGACCATCTTGTATTCATAGGTGTAGTTGTCCGTGCAACTAACAACGGTATTGTTTACGTTGCAACACAAAACGGATACGAACTAGACGAATTACATGACGTAAGCATCCCATCACCAAATGTTGGGGATGTTCTTACATACAACGGCTCACTATGGACTTCTGCTTCCGCATCAGGTGGTGGGGCGAGTGTTACTGTTTCTGAAACACCACCAGCATCACCTAGTTCAGGTGACTTGTGGTTTGAATCAGACACCACTCGTACTTATGTCTACTACGACTCATTCTGGGTTGAAGTAGGTGGACTTGCCCCTACAGCAATCGTTTCAGACACCGCCCCAGTTAGCCCCGTAACAGGACAAGTTTGGTTTAATTCTCTTAATGGTGGTACTTACATCTATTACAGCAGTGCTTGGACAGAAGTCGGTGCTGTACCTGTAAACAACTTACTTAATCTTTTAGATGCTAAAGGTGACATGTTTGTTGGTAGCGCCGACAATACTGCCGCCAAACTATCTGTTGGAACAACAGGACAAGTACTTACCGTTGATTCATCAGCAACGTATGGAGTAAAATGGGCAGCAATACCTCCTTCTGGTGGTCTTTCCACCAGTACTGAAGGAGCACTTATGACTATGGCTATAGGAGCGTAAATGGCAATCGGAGACAGAAACGAATCACGACTAGGTGGTCCAATACAACTTGGTACAACTACAACCACCATATGCACTGCCGCTACAGGGTACGCTGAAATCATTAAACAAATTATTATTTGTAACACTGACACTATTGATCGTACCGTGACATTGGCTATTGGTTCAGCCGCAACAGCCGCTAACCGTTTAATGTCGGCTCTCCCTATTGGCGCAAACGACATCATGGTGTTTGACACAGCCATTGTATTAGCCGCTGGTGAAACACTTCAAGGATTGTCAGACACAGCATCTAAAGTAACAGTTACAGCCGTTGGCTGGGAGAAGCAAACAGCCTAATGTCTCTTAGTTCTGCTTACGGTCTTGGTTCTATTAGAACAGGTGTATGCACTAGCACTACTCGCCCTGCTTCACCTTTTGTAGGTCAACACATCTTTGAAACAGACACAGGTTTGTGGAAAGTGTATTTGTCTGGTGGTTGGTCAACAGGTATAAAGCAAAGCATTAATTTACCTGTTGAATACCTTGTTATCGCTGGAGGTGGCGGTGGTGGTACAAGTTATGGCGCTGGTGGAGGTGCTGGCGGTTACCGTTCTTCTGTAGTTGGGGAAAGTAGTGGCGGTGGAGCAAGTGCTGAATCTACTTTGGCTCTGACTGTAGGAACTTATACGGTCACTGTTGGTGCTGGTGGTTCAAACTCTAATGGTTCTAATTCAGTTTTTTCAACTATTACTTCAACTGGAGGTGGAAAAGGTGGTAATGGTGAAGCAGTAGGTAATGCTGGAGGTTCTGGAGGTGGTGGCGGTGGAACTGGAGGTGGCTCACTTGCCGCAGGTGCTGGAACTGGTGGACAAGGTTATGCAGGTGGTATCGCTAACGGTGTAGCAAACGTGGGACCAGCAGGTGGCGGTGGAGGCGCTGGCTCTGTCGGTGTCGCTGGTGCTGGAAATGCTGCTGGTAATGGTGGTAACGGTGTTACATCTAATATAACTGGAACAGGCGTTGCTCGTGCTGGAGGTGGCGGTGGTGGTTACTACGCAAGCGCTACTGGTGGTACTGGTCAAGCAGGTGGTGGTAATGGTGGTGTTAGTGGTGGTGGTACATCAGCAACAGTAAATAGTGGTAGTGGCGGTGGTGGTGGAAGTGCAACGTCTGGTGGTTCTGGTGTTGTTATTGTCCGTTATGACACTGGAACAGCATCAGGTTTAACTGTCACTGGTGGAACTAAAACCACATCAGGTTCCTATACAATTCACACGTTCACATCCTCTGGTAGTTTGGTAATCGCATGAGTATTTCAGCATCAGATAAGGGTATGCGCCCAGGAGTTTGCACTTCTACTAGTCGTCCTGCTAACCCGTATATTGGAATGATGATCTTTGAGACCGATACTTTATTGCAAAAAGTATGGGTTGGTTCTGGGTGGTCAAATGGCTACAAACATATTTCTGGCATAAGTGTTGAATACCTAACTATCGCTGGTGGTGGCGGTGGTGGAAAAACAGATGGTTCTACTTACAGCGGTGGCGGTGGTGGTGCTGGTGGTTATCGTTCTTCTGTCGCTGGAGAGTCAACTGGTGGTGGTGGGACCATAGAATCTCCGTTGGTTTTTACACTTGGTACATACACAGTAACTGTTGGTGGCGGTGGGGCTTCTGATACGGCTGGTTCAAACAGTGTTTTTAGTTCTATAACTTCCACTGGTGGTGGGCGTGGTGCGGGATTAAACACACCTAACATCGGTGGTTCTGGTGGTGGAGCAAATAATATAACTACAACTGGTGCTGCTGGTACAAGTGGACAAGGTTTTGCTGGTGGTAATGGAACATCGGGTGGATACGCTGGTGGTGGTGGAGCAGGTGCTGTCGCTCCAAACATTTCTGGAAACACAGTTGGCGGTGCAGGTGGAGCAGGTGTTTCATCTTCAATAACTGGCTCAGCAGTTACTCGTGGCGGTGGTGGAGGTGGTACTGGTTCATCCACTGGTGGTGCTGGAGGTTCTGGCGGAGGTGGTGCTGGTTCAAGTGGGGCTGCTGCTGGTACTGCTGGCACAGCAAATACTGGTGGTGGCGGTGGTGGTGCTGGCGGTTTTGGTGGTCCAACACCTTCTGGTGGTGCAGGTGGTTCAGGCGTTGTGATTTGTAGATATTTAACATCCGACGCATCAAGTTTGACAATTACTGGTGGCACAAAAACCACGTCAGGCACATATACAATTCACACATTCACTAGTTCAGGAAGTTTGGTAATTGCCTAGTGCCTCTTAGTTCTGTTATCGGCTCATCTTCTATTATGCAACCTGGTGTTTGCACGTCTACTACTCGCCCTGCTTCACCATATGACGGTCAAGTTATCTATGAGACTGACACGGATAGTGCAATGGTTTGGAACGGAACTGGTTGGGTAGTGCTATCTACTGGTAGGGCAAATCCAGGTGGATTGGACTTAATTAAAGTCCAAACAATTGGGACAGCAGTAACAAGTGTAACGGTAAGCAATGTATTCAGCAGCACCTACGACAATTATAGAGTCGTATTCGGTGGAATGAACTGTTCAGCAAATGACCAAGTTGGACTATTGACGTTTGGTTCAACTACAACTGGATACTATGGAACATTTACTTACGATAGGTATGACACCACTGGTTCTGTTTTAAAGAGAAACAACTCATCAAGTATTTATGCAGGTATTTCTGATACAACAAGTGCATCAAATTTTTCCTTTGATGTGTTTAGCCCAAATTTGACAAAACGAACCACCGTCACTGGTGCTGGATTTGGTTATGCTAATTCTTTTTGGTTTAGTGGAATGGTTGCAGACACAACTCAGTACACGGCATTTACTTTGACTGGTGGAGGTTCAAGCACAATGACTGGTGGCACTATTGCTGTTTACGGGTATGCAAAGTAGGTAACTAATGGCATTCTCCTTCCCTGCTTCCCCTGCTGTTAATGACACATACACAGTAAACAACCGTACCTATACATGGACTGGTTCTGTATGGGAAATGACTGGCGGTAAGATTGTTACGGCCCAAATACAAGACTTGGGCGTTACTACAGCCAAGATTGCCGATAGTGCAATCACTACAGCCAAAATAGCCGCAGGTGCTGTAGTTGAGGCAGACATTGCAAGTAACGCTGTGACGCAGGCTAAGTTAGCCTCAACGTTGTCGGGCATTACAATTTGTACCTCTAGTACACGACCTGGGTCACCTTTTACTGGTCAAACTATCTTTGAAACTGACACAAGTAAAATGAAAGTTTGGTTAGGCTCTGCATGGTCTTTTGGTATAACACAATCTAACACTATTTCTGTAGATTACTTAGTTGTCGCAGGAGGCGGTGGCGGTGGAGCAGACATTGGTGGTGGCGGTGGAGCAGGGGGATTTCGTTCAACTGTTACAGCAACAGGTGGTGGCGGTGTATTAGAGTCTGCGTTACTTCTTCCTTTTGGAACCTACGGAGTAACCATTGGTGGTGGTGGTGCTCCAACTACTACAACATCGGCTAACGGAGCAAATGGTTCTAATTCCGTGTTCCACACAATCACATCTATAGGTGGCGGTGGCGGTGGTTCTCGTAGTGCACCTGCTCGCATGACGGGTGGTTCTGGCGGTGGTGGTGCTTGGTCGTCAAACTCTCCAGGTTCAGGAACAGCAGATCAGGGGTACGCTGGAGGTACTGGAAATAACACTGGTGGCGCTGGTGGTGGTGGTGGTGCAGGTGCGGTGGGAGGAAACGCCGCAACTAACGGAGGGAACGGTGGTGTTGGAACAGTAACAGCAATATCTGGTTCATCATTAACTTACGCTGGCGGTGGAGGTGGTGGTGGGTATGGCGGTTCCCCTGGTACTGGAGGAGTCGGTGGTGGAGGAAACGGTGGTGCTAACGGAAACCCTGGTGTAGCAAACACAGGAGGTGGCGCTGGTGGGCAAAGTGCGATAGCAGCGTCTTCAAACACCAATGGCACTGGTGGTTCAGGTGTCGTTATTGTGCGCTACTTAACAGCATCTGCAACAGACGCAACCATTACTGGCGGCACTAAAACTACGTCAGGTTCTTACACTATTCACACATTCACGGCATCAGGGAGTTTGGTGATCGCATAATGCCTGCTATAGATTTTCCCAATTCTCCTACAACCAATCAGATATTTAATTCTGGTGGTAAGACATGGGTTTATGATGGTTCTGCCTGGCGTTTAGTTACGTCTAGTATGATTTTGGCAGAAGTAGTTATTGAGCCAAGTACCACTACACTAGATGGTGGTAGACCTAATACACTTCAATTCTATGTTATGGGGCCTGTTGACGCAGGAACGGTTACCTGATGTATTATCAAATTCAAATTCGTAGAGGTACTGCTTCTGAGTGGACTGCCACTAACCCTATTCTTGCGGCTGGTGAATTAGCCGTTGAATCTGACACAAATAAAATGAAAGTTGGAAATGGTTCTACGGCGTGGAACTCTTTAAGTTACGCCCCTATTGGAACCATAACAAGTAACATGGTTACTACCGCATTAGGTTACACCCCAGCATCTACAGGTAAAGCCATTGCTATGGCTATAGTTTTCGGAGGATAGTTTATGGCAGCCCCAAATATCGTTAACGTAACAACCATCATTGGTAAGACCGCAGTACAACAGGTGACTACCTCTGCTACCGCTATTGTTACAAACTCATCAGGTTCAAACAAAGTATTTAAAATCAATGCTTTGTATATTGCAAACGTTGATGGAGTTAACTCCGCAGATATCTCAGTTGCTTTGTTTCGTTCTTCTGTTTCTTACGAACTTGCCCACACTGTGGCTGTTCCTGCTGACTCAACTCTTGATGTTATTAGTAAATCTATTTATCTAGAGGAAGGCGATGAACTGCGCCTTACTGCTAGTGCTAACTCTGACCTTGAAGCCGTATGTAGTTATGAGGAAATTAGTTAATGCGATCTAATGGAAGCATTATTGGTCCAAAAAGAACAGTAAATGCTTCTTCCGCACCTGGTATTTGGGCTATCCGTGATGCTCAACGTGAACGTGGGGTATTTAACTGGCCTGGTTCAACTACGCCTACTATTGAACTTCTTGTAGTTGCTGGTGGCGGTGCAGGTGGTGGTTCTTTTAATGGTGATAGTCGTGGTACTGGTGGTGGCGGTGCAGGTGGGTATAGAACTGATTCTGCATTTGCTGTAGCGGGTGGTATTTCATATACCGTGACTGTTGGTGCTGGTGGAACTGGTACTACTGCATCTGACGGTGCAAGTGGCTCAAACTCTATATTTAGCACCATTACATCTGCTGGCGGCGGTGGTGGAGCAGACGGTAGGGGTGGCGGTAACGCTGGTTCAGGTGGTTCAGGTGGTGGTGGTGGAGGCAACATTGACGGTGCTGGTGGTGCAGGTAACACCCCTGCTACTACACCATCACAAGGAAATAATGGCGCAAACGGAAATAATGCAAACCCATACTGGGGTGGTGGCGGTGGTGGTGCTGGCGCTGTAGGTAATGGCGGTTCTGGAAGCGTTGGAGGCGCTGGTGGCGTTGGAACATCTTCTTCAATCACTGGTTCTGCTGTAACTCGTGCAGGTGGTGGTGGAGGTTCACCTTGGCAAAACGGTGGCACAGCGGGTGGTGCTGGTGGTTCAGGTGGTGGTGGTGCAGGAAACCATGCTGGTAATGGTGTATCAGGAACATCAAACACTGGCGGTGGTGGAGGTGGTGGAGCAGGTGGTAGTACAACAAGTGGCGGTAATGGCGGTTCTGGAGTAGTTATTATTGCTTACCCATCAACATTTCCAGTCGCAAACACTACAACAGGTTCACCAACATACAGTTCGGTGTCTCGTTCGGGCTATCATGTATATACGTTTACTGCAACTGGCAGTATTACTTTTTAGGAGAAACTTAAATGGCACATTTTGCAGAACTTGGCGAAGACAATATCGTATTGCGAGTAATCGTAGTATCTAACGATGATTGTAAGGACTCAGAGGGCAACGAATCAGAAGCAGTAGGCGCTGAATTCTGTCGCAATCTTCTTGGTGGAACGTGGAAGCAGACCTCATATAACGGCAATATGCGTGCTCGTTATGCAGGAATCGGCTACAAGTATGACTCCGCTCTAAACGCATACATCGCCCCAAAGCCGTACCCATCATGGGCACTTAACGAAGAAACTACTGAATGGGAAGCACCAGTTGCTCGCCCAACAGAAGGTTTCTATACCTGGAACGAAGAAGCACAAACTTGGGATGAAGTAACACTTCCTGCGTAAGGTAAACTAGTAATCTATGGCTGTACAGATTCAATTTCGCCGTGGTACTGCATCTTCATGGACTACCGCTAACCCAGTTCTTGCTGAAGGTGAGATGGGCATTGAAACAGACACCGACCAGTTTAAGATCGGTGACGGTCTAACTGCCTGGACTAGCCTTTCGTACGGTGGTATTGCTGGTGCTCCTGGAACTATGGCAATTTACGACACCGATCAAGCAATTATTAGTGCTCAAGTATTTAGTTAGGAGACAAATATGGCAACGTTTACCAAGCAACTACTTAGTGGTTCTACTGACGGTAGAGGAATCCTTGTAGCAGCGACTGCTTCGGCAGGAACCACGATTCACACAGGTTCATCTACTACAACAACCTTTGAGGAGATTTGGCTTTATGCTGTAAACACTTCAGCAACTTCTGTGAAACTTACCATTCAATGGGGTGGTACCACTTCTCCAAACGATGACATTGAAGCCACCATTGCATCAGAATCTGGATTAGTTTTGATTGCACCAGGTTTAATACTAAAAGGAAATGCAACCCCGTTAGTAGTTCGTGCGTTTGCGGCAACCACAAACGTTCTTACAATCCACGGGTACGTAAACAGAATTACGGCGTAACTTATGGCTGATAGAAGTAGAACGCTTGTCAGTCAGTATGTAAAGAGTTGGCAACAGGCTAACCCATCAAGGACATACTTCACTGATTTCGCTGGCGGCGGTGTTCTGTGGGTTGGTGCTTCGCACAAATATCACATTTTCACTTCGTCAGGTTCTTGGACTGCGCCTGTTACTTCTGCCGATGTAATTGTTGTTGCAGGTGGTGGAGGTACAGGTGCAGGTGGCGGTGGTGGTGGAGCAGGTGGAGTTCGTAACCTAATTGCTGCAACATTTGTTGTGGGTACTACATACACGGTGACGGTTGGGGCTGCGGGAACAATGAGTAACACAGTTCCAACAGCAGGTGGAAACTCATCTATCGTTACATCAACTACAACAATTTCTGCAACTGGTGGTGGTCGTGGTGGCGTGTCAGGTCAGGCAGCGTCATCTGGTGGGTCAGGTGGTGGTGGATATCTGACTGCATCAGGTGCTGCTGGCAACGCTGGTTCTTATACACCAGCAGAGGGTTTTGCTGGTGCTACTGGGCGAAATGTTGAAGCAGGAGCAAGTGGTTCAGGTGGTGGTGCATCTACAGCCGCAAGAGCAGGCGCACAAGGCGCACCTTACGGAGGAGGAAACAGAGATGTTGCTGGAAGTTGTGGTGTTGGCTTCAACCTCCCTGATGATTTGACTAATGCACCTTTGTTTGACAACTTGCGTGTTGTATCAGGGTCAAGCCAATATACCAATGCTGTCAATCCAAACCTTGCTATTGCATGGGGAGGATTGGGGTACGGATACGCAGGTTTTCAGGGTGTTTTATCATCTGATGGTGTTGGAGCATATACAGGTGGAACTTCTACAACATACAACTCGGCAGTGTCTGGTGCTAGAGGTTGGGGCAATGGTGGATGTGCTGGCACAGGGACTCAAGGTTTTAGAGGAAACGGCACGGCAGGAATTGTTATTGTGAGGTATGCACTATGAACGAGATTACAATTCAAGACCCTACTGATTGGGCGCAAGTAGATGCAGATGGAAATGTTGTCAATGTGATCTCTGCAACGATTGAGCAAATCAACGCCCGTGTTGGTGATGGTTTCGTTTATGTGCAATCGTCACCTGAACGCCCTGCACTAATGGGCGGTCGCTATTTTGATGACACAGATACCTTTGCACCTTCAGCACCATTTGATTCTTGGACATGGAATGAAGCGGATCGCATTTGGAATCCACCAACGCCGAAACCTAGTGACGACACTTGGACTTGGACAAACCTCGCAGGTGACTACAGCGTTGAGCGTGATGTTTGGATTTGGGATGAGTCCTCGCTTTCTTGGATTGACACACGCCCTGCGTGAAACTGCATTTCCTTTCAGGCTTACCACGAAGCGGTAGCACACTCTTAACTTCCATTCTTTCGCAGAACCCTGCAATACACAGTGAAGGTGTATCAGGATTGTGTGATCTGATGTGGTCAGCATCACAATCTGTGAAGCGCAACCAGCAGTGGAATGGCAACCCTCGCAATACTGAACAGGTTGTGCGTGATCTCCCTGCTCTGTACTACAGGGATGTTCAAAAACCGATTGTAATTGATAAGTGCAGGGCATGGACACTGCCACTCAATATGCAGATGGTTAGGGAATATGTGACATTAAATCCAAAGGTTATTCTGTGTGTGCGCCCTGTTGATGATGTGGTGCAATCTTTCCAGAAGTTGTTTGCCCGTAACGGGCGTGACGATTTTGAATCCTCACCATTTGCCAGCGAACTATCTATATCTATTGCAGGGGTTAGTAATGCGCTAGAACAGGATGACCCAAACACGTATCTGTTAGTTGATTACAACAATCTATGTGCCAATACAGAACAAGTTCTTGCTGAAATCTATGACTTTTTAGGACTTCCACATTTCGTGCATGATTTAAATAATATTATTAATTTATATCCAGAGGATGACAACGTTTATAATTTGTCGGGTATGCACATGGTTCAGAGTTATATATGTCCACAAATAGTATTGTAAAATAGGCGCATGGCAAGACGTAGACCTGGGCTTAACCCCAACTTCAACCTCGGACAGCACATGCTGGACGAACAGAAAAAGTACGATGCTATTGACCAAGCACGTCAAGAGACACTTCGTGGCATAAGTAAACAGCGCATTTCTGGCGGTGCTGAAGTTGACGAAAGTGGCAAGCCAGTATTAAACGAAGAAACTAACCGTGAACGCCGTATAGATGAGTTGCCGTTTCTTGACACTGTGCACGTGGCTCAGATTGCCAACAAACCAGACAACCCTAGAAACTATGGTCAAGGACCTTCGGCAAGTACTCGCCTATGTTCCCACAAGTTTGTAATTGACCAACCTTTGTTTAATATCTACGGTGCTGAAGTTGGGTTTATTTACGTACGTTTTCACAAAAAAGGAAAACGTGGTACTGACTGGGCGTATGGCCCGTTTAGTTTTGAAACCTATAAGCAATTTGCAAACAGTTCTTCAAAAGGACATTTCATTAATACAACTTTGAATACCGCTCATAGACCAGCAACTCCTGAAGAAGTTTCAAAATACTTTGGAGATTTCAGCCCAAGTAGCCTAACTGACTCGGCAGGTATTAAACTGAACTGATGAAGAAACTAAATGTTGTACAAGGTGTTGGGAAACTTTACTGGATTTACAGAGATATTGCAAAAGAAAATACACCAAGAGTCTGCAAAGCATTTATGCACGAGATAGGCGGGTATTGGAGAAAAGGTAAAGGCATCCAATTTAAATATAAAAAATATATATTTCAAATAGGTATTTGTAAAAAATATCCAACCGATAGTGAAGAACAAGGATTATTGTCCGTAGTTAATGGTCGCAATTTAGACTATGACCCAACTGAAATAGGAACATGGTAATGAGTATTTGGAAAAAAGTAGTAGACAATACAAACAATTCTTCCCGTATTGGGAAAATGGATAAACCATCTTTACTTAATTGGCTTGATACAAGCCTAATGGAACTGGGTGGTTCTCTTGACAGATATAGGTTTCATAACGGTGAGTTTTCTGAAGTAACAGAACTTATTAACATTGTTAATGAACTACACACTGCTCTGTGTTCAAGAATTGCAGAAGGCAAGTAATGCAAGAAACAGACCCAGAATTAGACGAACTTCAGCAGGTTCTAGACATTGAGGAATTAGCGCCAGAACTAGATGAAACATCTGCTGAATTTGTTGACATGCTGGTGAAACGTATTCTTATATTTACAGAAGAATTCTGTGACGTTGAGTTTTTCCCTTATCAAATACCTATTGCTTATCGCTTAATTGAATCCGTTATCTTAGGTGATGGTGACGAGTTGACAGTTATTGCCACACGTCAGTCTGGAAAGTCAGAAGTAATGTCTGCGGTAATGGCTTCACTAATGGTTATTCTTCCAAAACTTGCTCCCGTATACCCAACGTGGTTAGACAAGTTTGAAAAAGGGTTTTGGTGTGGTGTATTTGCTCCAACTGAAGACCAAGCAGACACGGTGTTTAGTCGTATCGTAACAAAACTTACAAGCGATCACGCTTTGAACTTCTTACTTGACCCAGAAATTGGGGATAAAGCAGCGTCTGGAGGCGCTCGTGGTAAGGGAAAAATTATCAATCTTAAGAACTCTGGGTCACTTTGCCGTATGCAAACCTGTAACCCAAAAGCAAAAATTGAATCAAAAACGTACCATTTTGTAATCGTAGACGAGGCTCAAGAAGCCGACGAAGTAATGATTACTAAATCCATCAAACCTATGTTGGCGTTCAATAACGGAACTATTTGTTTAACTGGTACTGCTAACCGTAATAAATCTTATTTTTATAAGATGATTCAATTCAACAAACGACGCTTAGTAAATGCTGGAAGGCGTTATAGACAAGCACACTTTGAATATGATTATAGAGTAGCGTCTAAATATAACAGCAACTATGGAAAGTTTATCTCTAAGGAAAAACTACGCATTGGTGAAGATTCTGACGAATTCCAAATGTCCTATTGCAATCGTTGGATTCTTGAAAAAGGTATGTTTGTTACTGAGGAACGTATGGAAAGGTTATATGACCAATCCATGCCATTAATTAAAGAATGGTGGAGAACTCAAGTAGTTGCTGGTATTGACGTTGCCCGTCAAACTGACTCTACAGTGGTAACTGTTGTTTGGGTGGATTGGGACCACCCTGATGCCTTTGGTTTCCACGAACATAGAATCCTCAATTGGTTAGAAATTAACAACCAAGAATGGGAAAAACAGTATTTTGAAATAGTTGATTTTTTGCGCCATTACGAAGTGATGAGAGTTGGCGTAGACTCCCAGGGTGTTGGAGGGGCGGTAGCAGAACGGTTACAACTACTTCTTCCAGATATTGATGTTATTGCAATGTCATCTGATTCCAAAGCACAGCATGAGCGGTGGGTGCACTTAACCGAACTTATCCAGAGAGACCAATTGGTTATCCCTGCCCATTCAAAAGCACGTCGCACAAGAACATGGAAACGATTTAATCAGCAAATGAGCGATTTGGAAAAGGTTTACAAAGGTCCATACCTTCTAGCCGCCGCACCTGACGAAAAGGGAGCGTTTGACGACTACCCAGACTCCCTAGCCTTGGCGTGTTCCATGAGCATTTTTGAGACCATGCCAGAGATACAAGTAGGGTACTCTCCGTTTTTTAGATAATATGTGCACTAAAAAAATGGTAAAGTTGTGCTACCGAATATTCACATTTGGAGGAATATAACAATGAACGTAGCACCATCACCGATGTTTCCAGAGAAGACCCCAGTAATGTTTGAGCAGACCTATGCTCCAAGCATCCCTGGTAACAAAGGTCCATTGCGCTTTGAAGAAGGTGTGGCAACTGACACAGATGTTCCAAACGACTTTAGTCGTGGAGCATACTTTGATACAGCCCCGTCGCCAATGCGTCAAAACCAACCAAACCCAGAAAACGTGTTTAAACACGCTGAAGAAACCATGCGTGAGCGTGCTCACGTAGGTTCTGCATCGTGGGTTGAAGCCCCTGCGCTTCTTTCTGACTTCGTTACTGGTGCAGTTGCTGGCGACGGTATGCCATCATTTGAGATGGAGTACAACAGTGGCGCTCACATGGCAAGGCCAAACCCAACCGTAGTATTTGACTGATTAATTAGTCGCAATACGACTAATTTTGTATAGTCATGGCTAATACAGGCGCTAGTCCACGGGGTCGCAGTGGCGACCCTAGAAGGCTTATTAAACCGCTAACTACGTCACTATCTGGTATCCCCATTGGTGGCGCAGGCCAAGGTGGTGGTTTATATGACTTTAGCGCAATGCGCCAAGCCCGTTGGTCAGAGTTTTATAATACACAACATACCCACAAAAATATGGGTTATGACTTTGCTATTAAAAACAAGTTTGCTCCACATGATGCTGGACGTAGAACTGGGTTTATTGGCGGTGGTTACACATCAATCCGCAGAGAATCCAGTAGTTCTAAAGTTGTCCAAGAGCCGCTAGACCATTTTAAACCTCATAAGGCTTTTGTACACCTTAGAGGTGCTGGTGTTACCCCTCGTATTCGTTTTATGGACACCTCTCGCATGCGTAGCAGGGCTAAAAACATTTATAACAAGGCTAACCCTCAAAACCTTAATGACCTAGATATTCAGCGTCGTATGGACTATTCTGAAATTAAGCAACTTCGTGTTGGGAATAACGGTATCGGACTCCGTGGAAAGAACTTCGGGGAGTGACCAATGACCGATGCGTGGGCGATTATCATTGCGGCTGCTATACCCGTAGTAGGAACTGGAGTCGGTTTTCTTATAAGGGAATTCAAAAACTTCAGAGTAGAAAATCGTCAAGATCACGCAAACGTAATGTCCGAACTCCGTAAGGTTCGTCATGGTGTAGAAACTGTTGCAGGGCGTTTAAACACACATATTGACTGGCATATGGATAAGGAAAAGAAATAATGTCACAGTTTAAAAACATCATGCTTCGTATCCTTGCTACCTTTGCAGCATCAGGCTTAGGCGTTATTGGTGCAGGAGCAATTGCTGGAGTACCCCTGTGGAAAGCCTGCTTTATGGCTGGTATTGCTGGAGTTGCCTTTGTAGTAGAAGGGTTGTCAAGGGCATTTCTTGACGATGGTAAACTTAGTCTTGACGAAATTAACGCCGTATTCAACAAAGTTGACGGGAAAGACGGAGATAAAAAATGAGTAAAGTTGCATGGGATTACATTGTTCCAGTGGTATTGCCAACAGACCTTAAGGGTGTTACACCTGGCAAGTTGCCAGCCAAACTACTAGTCCCCGCAGTAGGCGGTGGAAAGTTGCACCATATCGCTGCTAAGGCATGGGCAGCAATGGTTGCTACCGCAAAGGCTGAGGGTATTGAACTCAAGCCGACCAGTGCAGGCGACACGTATCGTGAATACGAGTTGCAGAAAAAAGGCTTCCTACAACGCTACAGCCTTGAAGATACGGGAACAGGTAAAACAAAGACCTTTGAAGGAAAGACTTGGTATTTGAAGAAGGGCATGGCAACTCTTGCTACTCCTGGCAAGTCCCAACATAATCTTGGTATTGCTGTTGATGTTGCTAATGCTGCCGAGCCAAAGCGTTTGAAGTGGCTCATTGACAACGTTAAAAAGTTTGGTTTCTCGTGGGAAGTCGTCCCTGAAGAACCTTGGCACTTGCGTTACGTATGTGGTGATAATCTCCCTCAAGCCGTGGTAGAGTACACGCAAAGGAAAGAAGCGCAGTAACAAGTTAACAATCTGGAGCACAATTTGTCAAATGACTCATTACTAAACGATTTACTCAACCCATTAAAAACCACAAAAACATCACCTTGTAAAATTGGAAGGATTGTTAAAGACCTTCCTACTAACGAGCAAGACGCACTTGTAAAAGCCGTTGAACTTGTTCGTGATTCTGATGCTCAAGGCAAGAGCAAGGTGTATAGTTCTGTTTGGCTTTCTAAGGTGTTGCGTAAAAATGGATACCAAGTTAGTGTAAGTACCGTACAACGACATGTAAACAAGGAGTGCTACTGTGAGTAGTTTAGAATCGGATTTAACA